CTATGGGAGCCCTCTCTTCATGGCCTTCAATGGCCTTGGTACACCACTTTGTGGTGCAATATGCCGCCTATGAGGCTGGCCTGTTCCCTTCTAAAGGGCTCTTTACGGACTATGTCCTTTTAGGAGATGACATTGCCATAGGCAATGAGAGAGTGGCTTCACGGTACGTGACTTTGATGGACCAACTGGGTGTGACGATAGGGCTAGCTAAAAGCTATGTCTCTAAACATGGTTTAGTAAACTTTGCCAATCAGACCTATTTGGGGACGACTGTAATTTCTCCTCTCTCTCTGAGAGAGGCTCTTCAAGTAAAGGACATTACATCCGCTTGTGCTCTTGGAGCCCGGGCACTTGAGAGGGGCTTCTGTTTACAGAAGACAGTGGAATCTGCTGTTCTACCTATCGAGAGTAAGGGTGACTCGGTTCAGGCTAAGCCTGTCTTGGAGTTCCCTGAAATGGATATCCTGACTGTCGATGCTCCCATAGCGGAAGCACCTAAAGTGAGGAACCCGACCACTTTAGCTCCTATCAGGAGTTGGAGTGTAGCTGCCCTCATTAGAGCGGTGACGGGTCCAGAGGCATGGGCCTCTCTGGTTGTTCCTGCGCTCGCTCAAGGTCGTTTAACGACCTCCATTAGGTTGGCACTCTATGTCTGGCTGTCTCCAACGGGCCTTTACGGCAAGTTGGGGTTCGACAGTCCGTCTTTTGTTCCGCTGACCATGGCCCTTAAGGCTCAAGGTACAGGAATTATGACGCTTAGAGACTGGAGTGTGAGGGGCGATAACTTGCCACATTTAGATGCTCTTAAGAGCCTGGTTCCATTCCTCGTAGAGGAACTCCTTTCCTGGTTGTCAGGAGAGGTCGATAAGCATATCGAGAACCTTATAAAATCTAGTGAAGGATTGTCTACCTTCGTCGATCGTTATCCAGAGCCTTATAGGCAGCCCCTGTCAATTTATTGGTCGGGGTATCTGGATGATTCGCTAAGCGACGCGCTTGATGCGCAGATCGACGTCCGTAGATTGATCGATGCCTTAGGAAAACCCGAGAAGACGGTGCGTCACCAAATCTCTGGGTTTAAAGACAGGGTAATTCTCCAACAAGGAGGTGGTGAGATGAATTTCTCCCTCATCACCTTAGCAGTCCGAGATATTCTCGGGAAGCTACAACCTGCTCCGGGATTCCCCCGGGCAGATGCCTTGATGCTGCTTGAAGCAGAAAGGAAGAACCCAATCCTAAGGATCAATCGTATGATAGACAGATTGATCAAGGCCCTAATCAAAGGGGAAGGTACCCTTGGACCTAAGTTCAAGGCGGATGTCCAGGACTTTGTCCTGGTTCCGGTTGCACCTCCAGTAGACTCTGTCGTCCACCCTGATACGCACTGATGGAGGGAG